TAGACATAGTATACATATTAAATAGAACACAGGATTATAGACGTAGGGAAACATTACTTGAAGAGTTAAAATTCATACCGGGGTTAAATTATGAAGTTATAAGCGCTGTTACCGGAGATGTACTACCTTCAATTCCCGATATGATTAAAAACAAAACACTTTTCCCTGTATTTACAGATCCGGTCGGACTACTTACTAAAAATATTATTGCAACCGCTTTAACACACCAAAAAGCTTATACTAAATTTATATCTTCTAAATATAATTCTTGTTTAATATTAGAAGATGATGCTCGATTTACTAAAAAGTTTTATAAGTACATATATAACGGTGAGCTTGAAAAAATAACCGAAGATATAAAAGAATCGGATTATGACGTAATATATTGGGGTCGTTCAAACTATGCTGATGAAAGAAAAATAGCACATACAGGAAAATACTCAGAGCATTTAAATAACACAGAATTAAATATAGATTACTACGGTGCTCATGCTTATCAAGTAAGCAAAAAAGGAGCAATAAAGATTATGGAACAAGCACTACCGGTTAAATTTCCCGCAGACGTTCTTTTAGAGAGCCTTGAATTAAAAGTATATTCACCAGATTATTCGATGATAATACAGAATGCAGGCCCAGTTACACAGGGGGTAGCAAATCGACTAATGGATACACTTAGAACAATAGGAGAAGAATCTGATTCATTACAAAGTAGCACTAAAGAAGACTTTGATTTTAAGTATAGCAATAGAGATAAAGGTAGATATACCAAACAAGTTAAAGAGTGTAGAGTGTATGCAGACATACCTGTAGAGAAAGTAACATTTCAAAATAGGAAATTACCAAACGGTAATATAGTAGAAAACTGGGCTAGTATTCACTTAAAAACTAATTAAGCTATTTATAGTAAATAAAACATATTTAATATGGCAGTAACATATATATGGAGAATAAACGAAGTAAACGTTTACCCAACAAAGTCAGACATACAGGAACCTGTAAATACCCATACTGATGTAATTCATGAAATCAATTATTCATTAGAAGGTTTAACTACCTATAATGGTGTACAGTATAGAGATACACATAGGGGTACATTACAAATTTCAACAGATAACTTATCTGCTTTCACTCCATTTGCTGAGCTAAATCAAGAAACTGTAATAGAATGGGTCAAAGCAGAGTTGACAGAACAAACAACACCAGGAAATCAGAGTTTAATAGATCAACTAAAAAGTACTATAGCAGATAATATAGAGTATAATAAAAATCCAACAACAGTAGTAAAATATATCCCCTAATAGTTGTTTCGTATACTATTTATTCTTATATTACAATATATTAATCGATTAAATTAAAGTTTTAAATTAAAAAAAAATGGCAAACACAAAACTAAGTAAAGAAGAGCTTGGAAAGTTACAAGATCTACAGAACAAGAATGCTGCACTAGTTCAAGAACTAGGACAAATTTCATTAGCTGAAATTAACCTAGAGCAAAGAAAAGAAAGCGCTGAGCAGTTTCTAGAAGAATTAAGAACATCTGAACAAGAGGTTGTTAAGGAATTAGAAGATGCATATGGAGTAGGGTCAATCGACCTTAAAGAAGGTGAATTTATCCCTGCACCTGCAGAGGAAAAAGGAGCTGAAGATGAAGTTGTTGAAGAAGTAAAGTAAATATTTCAAACATACTTGAATAGAGAGGAGGGTTTAGATCCTCCTTTCCTATTTATATAAGAGAAGTTAAAACAAAATACATTATCTGTTTTACATTCCTAAACGATATTTATAATAAACTAAAAAACAAAATAGACCAGACATGGCAGAATCAATTATTTCCCCAGGTGTATTTGCAAGAGAGAATGATGTCTCTTTCATCAATCCAGCTCCAGTTGAAGCAGGCGCCGCTATTTTAGGCCCAACCGTTAAAGGTCCTGTTCTTGAACCAACTATTGTTACATCTTATAACGAGTACAAAAGAAAGTTCGGAGAGACTTTTATTTCAGCATCAACTAATCAAGAATTTTTAACATCTATAGCCGTTAAGAACTACTTCCAACAAGGAGGTAATACTATGCTGGTTACTAGAATAGTAAACGGAACATTCGCTCCAGCTACTAGTACACACGTTTCATCTTCAGATGCTGCTGATACTCAACCTTTTGTACTTAAAACATTAGGTAAAGGTACCTTATTTAACACCTCAACAGGAGTAACTTCAGCAGGAGACGAAATCACAAACAGCGGTGGTGTATTGACAAGCGGATCAGAAGACAATATCAGATGGGAAATAACTAATGTAGATGATAAAAAAGGTACATTCACTTTACTAATTAGAAAAGGATCAGATAGTCATAATGCTAAGGTAGTATTGGAAACATTTAATAATGTATCATTAGATCCACAATCATCTAATTATATAGAAGCTAAAATTGGTACACAGTATAAAGCACCAGCAACAGATGGATCTAAAGATTATGTTAAGACTTTTGGAGATTATATTAACAAGTCAAATTATGTTTATGTATCTGCTGTAAATAGCCAATTACCAGGCTACCTATTAAACGATGGAATAACAGTCCGTAGCGACGCATATACAGGGTCATTACCAATAAATGAATCAGGTTCATTCCATGGAGCAACAGGAAACATAGCACCTGCTTCTGCTAACTACTTTGGAACTATTTCAAACACAGATTCACAAGGAGTAAATGGATCAGATTATTCTACAGCAATTTCAATACTAAGCAATAAAGATGAATATATCTTTAACATAGTATCAGCACCAGGTCTTATATACAGCAATGCAGCACAAGGTAGTGCACTAGATAGCATCATTACTTTAGCAGAGCAAAGAGGAGATTGTATCGCAGTAGTAGATTTAGATAACTATGGTTCTGGAGTAGCGGATGTAACTTCAACAGCAACAGGATTAAATAGTTCTTATGCAGCTGCTTACTGGCCTTGGGTACAGGTTAAATCTGCAACAGGAAGAAACGTATGGTCACCAGCTTCAGTAGCAATACCAGGAGTATATGCATTCACAGATAATAGTTCAGCACCATGGTATGCACCAGCAGGACTAGTAAGAGGTGGAGTAGTAGGAATCATTCAAGCAGAACAAAAATTGACAAGAGGTCAAAGAGACTTATTGTATGATGGAAAAGTTAATCCAATCGCTACTTTCCCTGGACAAGGTATTGCAGTATTTGGTCAAAAGACATTACAAACTAAAGCATCAGCTTTAGATAGAGTGAACGTTAGAAGATTGTTAATTGAACTTAAGAAATTCTTAGGAGACCAAGCTAGAAACTTAGTATTCGAACAGAACACAGTAGCTACTAGAAACAAATTCTTATCAATCGTTAATCCTTATTTAGAATCAGTAGTACAAAGACAAGGTCTTTACGCTTTTAGAGTTGTAATGGATGACACGAATAACACAGCAGACGTAGTAGACAGGAATCAGTTAATTGGTCAGATATTTATTCAGCCAGCAAGAACAGCAGAATTTATTGTGCTAGACTTTACAGTTGAACCAACAGGCGCAACTTTTAACGGATAATTTAAAAACAATATATTTATAATAAAGTAAATACAACATGGCAGTATTAGATCCAAACGAAATAATGTTTAAAGCCTTTGAACCAAAGGTACAGAACAGATTTGTAATGTATATCGATAACATTCCTTCCTTCATGGTTAAGAATGTAAAAGCACCTTCCTTTACCGATAACGTTATCAAGTTAGACCACATCAATTCATATAGAAAAATTAGAGGAAAAAGAGAATGGGACGATATGACCATGACTCTATATGATCCAGTAACTCCTTCTGGAGCACAAGCCGTAATGGAATGGGCTAGATTAGGATACGAATCAGTAACAGGTAGAGCTGGTTATTCTGACTTCTATAAAAAAGATTTAACTTTAAACATATTAGGACCCGTAGGAGACATTGTAGGTGAATGGATCGTTAAAGGAGCTATCCTAACAAATGGAGACTTTGGACAATACGACTGGACTTCAGATGAAGCTGTAGAAATTAGTATTACAGTTGCAATGGACTACTGCGTATTAAATTACTAGGAAATTACTTACTTATTATAAAGACCCGGATTTTATCCGGGTTTTTTGTTGTCTCTAAACTTTTTTCTTCGTATATTTATTAGTATAAACAAGTTATAACCAAATAAAATTTATGGAATCAAAATTTTCCCTACCCACTGAGATGGTAGAACTACCTTCCAAAGGTTTACTTTATCCTGAAGATTCACCCTTATCAAGCGGTATGATAGAGATGAAGTATATGACCGCTAAAGAAGAAGATCTACTAACAAATCAAAACTATATTAGAAGCGGTACAGTTATTGATAAATTAATGAAATCTTTAATCGTAGATAAGACTATTAATTATAAAGATATATTAATAGG